GCTTTAGCGTCCGCAATTGCGTCTGCTAACAAATCTCTGTTTGCCATTGTTCCTAAATTTTTTTGGGAAAATACGCTTATTCTGTGGAAGCGTAATAGTGATTAATAATAATAATTAAAATGCTGTATAGACTGACAGCATATTCTTGTGATAAATATATATAAAAAATGAAGGACGCAAAAATGCGTCCTTCTATTCTTCTATTTTATTTTTATAATAATTTTATATAATAGGACACTGTCCATTATTACAAAGAATTTCTGTAATAATTTCATTCACGGTATGATAGTTGTTAGTAACTTCATTAGAAGAATTTAAACCTTCACTTATGGGATGAACATATGCCCCCGGGGTGGAAGGTGTTGAAACAAAATCCCAACATAATAATTCAAAATCATCTTGAACTTCTTGTACTCCACCTGAGCCAGGTTGTAAACTACCCATACCCCTAGAAGATACACCTACTGTAATTCCATTTCNNAATAANTCTGTTAATATATTACCTGAAGGAGTAGGGAAAATTTCAATAGTACCTATTACATCATCACCTTCCCATCTAATATATTTTATATTGTGAGAAACATTTTTTAAATTAATAATAGAAGAATCTGGGTGGTCTAATTCCCCCATTGCTCTATTTTCTTTAATGGGACCATCAATATAGTTTTTTACTTCCCTTTCTAAAATCTTCCTAGGGTAAGATCTACCATTACCATTTTTGGTTTCGGCAGTTTGTAATCTACCCTCAACAATTAAATTACCATTCTCTGTTTTAAGAGCTTCAGTAATTGCTTGAGGAGTAATTTTAAAAAATTGAGTATCTACAAGGGTTTGTCTCATTATCCCATTGTATTCTTATCAGCACGCATTTCCATTAACTTTTTTTCAAGTAAAGCAACTTCTTTTTGCACTGATTGAACTGCAGATTGGTTAATAAATTCAGAAATGGATTCATCTTCATTTACCATAAGAGCATTTTTTCTTTCTTCAATAGCTCTTTCATATATTTTAGCTTCAACCTGTTTTTTAGCCATTTCACCTAAACGTTTTGCTTCTTTCATAACGTCTTTCATACCCATTCTGCCTCCTTTTTTAGGCTTCATCTCCTCTTTTTTCATTTTAGGATCCATTTCCTCTTTTTTAGCTTTCTTTTTTAGATCTGCTTTTTCATCTTTCATACCATCCTTGTACCCTTCTTCTTCAGCATCAGTTCTAGCATCTTCAGACATGTCTGCTTTTTCATCTTTCATGCCATCTAAATAGCCTTCTTCTTCAGCATCTGTACGTGCATTTTCTGCTAAATAAGCTTCAAATTTTGTTTCATAAGCTTCGGGTTTGCGATCTGCAAATGGGTTTCCAAGTGATGGAACTCCAGCTACAGCTTCTTCTAGTAATTCTACTAATTTTTCTGATTTATTCATTATTGCTTCTTTTAAGTCTCCATAGCCGGAGGATTTATATTTACCTTTAATATCTTCGGGGGTTAACGCTACTACTTTATCTGTGTATCCAATTCCTTCTACACCAAATGCTGCATTTTCAATGTAGTACATAGGATCTTTTCCTAATTGTTTCACTACAATTTCCATTGCTTTTTCTAAGGGCATAGAATTATCTTTTCTTATTTCAATTGCTACACCATTTACAAGTTGATCAGGATTAATATTATTAAATAATTTAGGATCTTGATAATCCCATCCTTTAGTATTTAACTCATCTACTTCTTTAGTAGTTTTCTTTTCAGTTGCTTTAGCTGCTTCCGTTAAATAATCTTGGAATTTATATATTAGTTCGCTTGTCATGTTGATAAATATTAATCTTTATACAAATCTATATAATCTATGCCTTTAGCTTTTTTTCTTACTGCTTTTTGATTAACAGGCTTATAACCTATAGATGTGTATTGTGAAATGTTAGGTTTAGATCCTTTTTTTCTAAATGCAAAAGGTGTATTGTACTCTCCTGCTGCACCACTAGTACTCATTTCTTTAACTAAACCTTTAACCATACTATATTGGTCTGGGTAGTAGGTTCTAAAGAATGTTCGAAAATCATTAAAAGTATCAGTTACTTGATTAGCACGATCTTGGAATACTTTGTCTTTTCTTAATGATGGATCAGCTCTTAATGATTTTGCTATTTGTTTAGACTTACCTAAAGATTGAAAAAGGGTTTTAAAACTTGGAAGGTTTATTACTCGTTGCGTATATGCTCCTGATTCACTACGAGGCCTGCTTAAATCTACTTTAAGGTAGGTCATTAAATCATCAGAAATAGAATCTTGGGGATGGATAGGTCCATAAAGATCTTCAATTTTTTTAAGAAAATTAGGATTTAAATCTTGAAGTTTAGTAGCCATTATTTAATAGTTTTAGAAACTTCTTCAGTTAATTGATAGTATTGAAGAAGATTAACCAAATCATCATTATTAATTTTAGACGTTTTATCTAATTCTTTAAGAAGTTTTATTACTTCTACTAATTTAATTGAAGTTGCTTTATCTTTTATTTCTTCAGCTTGTAAAGTTAATGTTTTTTTAATCTCATTAATTCGAGTATTATAAATTTCTTTTAAACGAGGAGTATTATCAATAGAATTAATAAATTCTTTTAATATTTCTTTTTGTCCCTTATTTAAATTAGAATATTTACCATTAAATTTTTCAAGCATTACTTTATAAGTAAGTATTCTTAAATCTTTATCATACTTACTAAATTCCTCAACTAAATCTGCTTTTACTTTTTTTTCACTAATAGGTTTTTCAGTTAATTGCTCTAAAATTGTTACTTTATTAGCAATGATTTCATCTGTTTCCGAAAGTTTATCTGAGTTGTATATTTCTATTAATTTGTAAAATGCAGCATATCCCTTATAGTTAGGAACTTGATGTCTAAAAAATTCACCTAAATTATAATGTTTGCGAATTTCATTAATTAAATTATATTTATCTCTCCTTAATGCACTTCTATTTAATTTACGAGTAGCTTCTAATATAGTATTTAAAGTAATATCTGCTTTACCTTCACTTAAATTTTTAGTTTTAAATAAAGATTCATAAAGTTTATATTCTTTTCCTAACTCAGTTTTAGCAAATGATTTTTTTAAAATATTAAGGGAAGCAGATTCACCACCTGATAGGGTGTCAGCTGTTATCTGTCTTACTAAAAGTTCAAATAAAAGACCTGTATTTTTATACTTAGAATGTTTGATTCTCATTGATGGGCTTTTTTATAAATATATAAAGATTTTTACTCCTTTAAGTTACTTTCATCTAGTAATGAACTATCTTGCTCAAATACTAATTGTTTACGATTAACTGGTAACTTTTTAAGCATCTCTTTATTTTGTAAATAAGCGGTTTTAGCTTCTAAAGCTAATGGTGAACCCCCTTTATATGAAGGTCTTATAGAATCAGATTCATTTTCTTTGCCTTTCATTGCTGATGCTCCTAGTCTATCTTTACCAAAATTATCACTTTGAGTATTACGATTAGAAACTTTCTCTTCAGGACGACCTAATTTTTCATTATATCCCGCAGGAACATTATCAGGTTCATCATAATATCTACCTTTACCATACATGGAAGCTAAATCATGTGGTGTACCATATGACTCTCCAGTTTCAACAGGATCATTGCCTTCAGCTTCTATTTGATTATTACGGAAAGTACGTTTAGCATCTTCACTAACTAAATCTCTAAATTCTATATATTGGTCTTCACTTAGGTGGAATAAATGATCATAAATAAAATCAGTTGGGAATAATTTAGTTTCCATCATCTGAGCTGCTAAATCAACTTTTTCTTTCATTAATGCTACTCTTTCTTGATCATAAATGATTGAAGGGGTAGTTAAATTAAGTTCAAAATTTGTTAATTCTTCACCATCAAACCCTTGTGTATAAAGGTGAACTACAGCAATTTTATATAATTCCGAAAGAACAATTCGTTGGATACGTTCTACAGTCCGAGCAAATCGAATATCTTCAGCAGCTAAAGTAGCTTTACCATCAGTATTTTCATCATATCCCAAAAATGCTTTAGGTACTTTAAGAGCAGCAAATAATTTATCTCTTAAATATTCTACATCTTGGATACCATCATACTGCATTCCAGGTGTAGTATCAATTTTAGTAGCAGTATCATTACCTCTAACCGGGATATAAAAATCTTCTAACATGTTTTGCATGTTATATTTCAAATTATAGTCTCCAGTTTTTTCATCTACAAATGGAGTACGTTTCATTTTTGAGATAGTCTTTTGCATAAAGTTTTCTATCTCAGCAGGTGGTATAGCACCTACGTTTATATAAAAAATACGTTTTTCAGGAGCACGAACAATCCTATGAACTAACATAGCATCTTCCATCATCACATATTGCTTAAATAGTTTACGAGCAGGTTCAATATAACTTCTACCATATGGGAGGTAGTTTATATCTGAAAGAAGTCTAAAATGAGCAATTTCATAATTATCAAAATAGATTGCTGTGTTACTATCTTTACCACTTGTGTATTGGGCTCCTCCAAAATATCCACCATATTCCCCTCCACCACTTAAACCATCAGGATCAAATTTAAATCTTACTTCTACATCTTTTTTGTTTTCTCCTATTTTTTCTTCTCTTATAATATTGTACGCTGTATAGGGAATAACATTATATACACCAAATTCGTCTGCTATTTCTAGTTTTAAGAAAAAGTCACCATACTTACACATTTGGCGAATCCACATCCATAAATTAAATTCAATATTTAAAACATCATAAAATAAATTATAAAGAATTTTTTGTACTTGTTCATCCGAACTTTTAATTTGGAGTACTTCACCCATTTCACTTTTTAAAGTAGACTCATCAGATAGTATATCTAAAGCAGAAGCAATAATAGCATCTGTGTCCATTGCCTCATAATCTGAGTATAATTGGGTTCTAAGGGTTTGATAATTTAATGCCGGGTTATAAGCCGACATCTGATTAGTAGTATATAAACGATTATATCTATCAATCATTGAATTAGTTTCAGTTTTACCTGCTAATTGCTCTTTATTAAAGTCAAGTACTTTAAGTTGTCTTCCTCCTACATTACGGATTATTACATCTGTAGAGAATAGTCTTTTTAATCTTGTAAATACGCTAGTATCAGCCATGTTTATTAATATATGAATAAATATTACAGAAGCCAACTAAAATCTTCAGTTCCACCTTTTCCATCATCCATTGTATATGGGTTATCCATTCCTGTTGAAAAATATGCTCCTTGATATTGAGTTGTATTCTTTGAAAATGCTCCTAAAGCAGCTTTTGTTATATCTAATCCGTGTTGTTTAAATTTTAATGCAGTATCTCGTACATATAAGCCGATACCAAAACTCATAACTAAATCATCATTATAACCAATTTGAGCTTCTGCTCTACCATGTTTCCAAATAAACGTTTTCATTTCTTCTAACAAACGTTTAGATTGAATTGTTACTCCTTTATCACTTACATATTCTTGAAACTTTCCTATTACCATAGGACGAGTTCTAGTTGACATAGTAAAACCAGCAGTCATACTTGAGTTATTTTCATAATCTTGTAAATATGAATCTACATTTACCATATCAGATTTTGGAGAGTAATATAAATTAGTATAATTACGATCAATAATAGTTTGGATTGTACTCCATCCTATGTTAGCATTTTCTACCACTAACAATGCATTATTGTATTCAGTAGCAATTGCTGTAAGAATATTACCAAAGTCTTTAGTACCTACTTGGCCTTTATATTCACCTACTTGGGTAGCAGATTCTACGTCAAAAATGTGAAAAGCTGAATAATCCTTACCATCTCCTCTAGCTACGTCTGCTGAGATAAGGTATTGTCTTGAATAATCAGCTGATTCCCAGATCCATAGATTTTGGTCTGCTCCACGTCTTTCTAAAGGTTCTTTAACTGTAGATTTTTCTATAAATTCTAAATATTCTGGGTAGAAAACTATATCACCTGATGTACTAAAATCGCAGTCACATTCTTGTGCTGCCATTCTAGGGTCTCCTAGTAGTTCATCTTGTCTATCTCTCCACACTTGGTCTCGTTCAGGATGAACGTACCAAGGTAATTTAATAGGTAAAAATTCATTTTCTGAAGCCTCTGCCCTAACCCATGTCTGGTGGAACCAATTTCCAGTACCATAAGGTGTTGAGAGTGCAATACA